TTCCTTGTGTACCTTGAACACCTTGAACACCTTGAACACCTTGAGTTCCATTGGTTCCTTGAACGCCTTGAGTTCCTTGGCTGCCATCGGTTCCTTGAGCACCTTGGGTTCCATCGGTTCCTTGAATACCTTGATTACCTTGAGTTCCATCAGTTCCTTGTAAACCTTGTAAGCCTTGAGCACCTTCAATTCCTTGTGAACCTTGTGAACCTTCAGTTCCTTGTGAACCTTCAGATCCTTGTAAGCCTTGTGAACCTTGGGCTCCTTCAATTCCTTGTGAACCTTGTAAGCCTTGAGCACCTTCAATTCCTTGTGAACCTTGTGAACCTTCAGATCCTTGTAAGCCTTGTGAACCTTGTAAGCCTTGTGAACCTTGGACTCCTTCAATTCCTTGTGAACCTTGTAAGCCTTGTGAACCTTTAGTTCCTTGTGAACCTTCAGTTCCTTGTAGACCTTGGGTGCCTGAACCAGCAGGACCTTGTGTACCTGAACCAACAGGACCTTGTGTACCTTCTTTACCTTGGGCACCTGAACCTTCAGGACCTTGTGTTCCAATACCATCAGAACCTTGTGCTCCTTGAGTACCTATAACACCTTGTGCTCCTTGGGTACCCGTACCACCACTACCAGATCCAGCAGGACCTTGTGTACCTTGTGCTCCAGTAGCACCTTGTGTACCTGATCCACCACCAGATCCACCTCCAGATCCACCGCCACCAGGAACATAACCTGGATAACATCCACTATCTCCACCGTTCTTAGAAATTTTAGATTCTACAATTGTAGCAACCCATAAACATGGAATTCCGAAAACCTCAGCCGAGCCTGTTGGTAATGTACCAGTTGGTCCAACACCTGTTACGCCCGTATCTCCAGTATTACCTCCACATTCAGTTAAAAGTATTTCTGCCGATATATTTCCTGGAGACGTATGTGTACATGTAGAAGGTAAACATATTCTTATTAATCCTTCGTTATGTATTACTCCTGAAGTATCAGTAAATTGTAAAATATCTATAAGATATCCTTTAGATCCTGAAGGAACATTAGGATACCAGAAGTTTGCTATAACACATTCCAATTCATTTGTTAATTGAACATGTATATCACATATAGTGTCAAGATTTAAAGGTTGATCGTTTGCGTTAAATAATTGTATATCTATGCATGCAGAAGTACCTTGCACTATGTATTTAATACAATCTACTTGTGCGATAATTCTACCACAATACGTTAATGCACATTGTGGATCGCTTGGAGTTGGAACTCCTGGGATTATGGGTACTCTACCAGCCACTCATTAGTCTTCTTTTTCTTCTAATGCATTGATAGAGATTCTTTCTTTATCAGAAATTTCTTCAATTCTTAGAGTTTTCCAAGCAGGAACAGTTTTGATCAAAAAGATCATTTCCTCCTCATTTACTATTTGAGATGATAATGTATCAATCTCTGTAGTTAAAATTCGTTGTTCTTTTTTGATTCTTTCTACTTCTGAATCAATACTACATGATTTAAAATAACTTAATAGTACTAAAACTAAAACTATCTTAATTCCATGATCTGCAAAAAATTTGTTAAATTTACTCATTGTTTTATTTTTTAAATTCTTGTTTTGGTTTTGCTTTTTCTTCTTCTCCTTTTGGTACTCTATGATAATTTTGAGTTGACCAAGGATCATCTTCTTCACACTGACAATCTTCTACATGTTCACCACACCTAGGACATTCTTCTTCAACATCTTGTAAATATTCTTCGGCCCTTTCTTCTGCTTCTTTATTCTTACCTTCTTCTGGATCGTGATCTTCTACATGCTTAACCTTTTTATGTCTAACATGATCTAATTCTTCGTTTACAAAATCTTTAAATGATTTTATTGCCATTGATATACTAATCTTTTTTTATATATTCTCGGTTAATGGATACTTTTCATGAAATTCTTTTACTAACTTTAAGAACTTCTTACCATAAAAAGATATATCATCAAATGACATTTCAAAAACCTGCGGAAACGCATCAGCTTCATTACTTATCCATATTTCTCCACCTTTAGGTTTTACGCCATTCATTTCCCAGTAAGCCAGAGAATATGCAGCAATTTGCATTTTATAATTTTCAATCCAATCTTCTCTTTTAGGTTTCTTTGAAGATTTAAAATCTAAGACGATTAGATGAGCTTTAGCATTCTCATAAATAATATCAACTCTACCTGCATAACCACCCATCTGAGGTGAATGTAATGTATCTTCTATGGATACTACTTTAGCTATCCTATCAAAACATTCATTATTATAAAAATTAAAGAAAAGCTTTCTACCTACATTTACCTCATCATCAGTAAAACTATTATCTTTAGCAAAAGGGCCTATTAATGTTTGAGCCTCCATTAGTTTTTCTCTAATAGTTTCCTTTTTTGAACCTAAAAAATATTCACAGAACTGATGCATCACAGTTCCTCGGTTTGCAGAGAACTTAGAAATTCTATCAGCCTCCTCTTCTCCTACTCGTTTTCTCCATTTATCAATTCCAGATTTATCTGTCATTGCCCCAAGGATAGTTGTTACCGATGGGTATTTTTTACCTTCACCTATATTATAGTATCTTTTACCATTTATAGTTTCGGTAGTTGCTAGTGATTCGGCTGTTGCCATGTTATTATTTTTTACCTAGAAATTTATCTGACTCTTCTTGTGTAGGATAACCTAATTCCCGTTTACAAATAGAGCAATATTTTTTCATAGAATTTGATTCGTCAAATTGCACAAAGGTATCTCCTTTATGTTTACAATCATTTTGTATTTCTTCCTTTTCTTTTTCAAGATTTTTTACTTCCTTTTCAATTCCTTCAACCTGTTTTCTTAAAATATTAGGGTCATCAGTTTGTTCCATAGCTCTGTAATTTTTTCTTGGTTATGGGTAAAGATAAGATAAACAATTCTTAAAATTAAAATTAGACCTGTAGTTTTAGCCATAGATACTAAAAATGGCCAAAGCTTAAAATAATCTCTATCTGCTGATAAGACCAAGAGAAAAGAATCAGTACCTTCTATTTTACTGAATTCTGGTGATACATAATCAGCAATACCTAATTGTAATAAAAATTGATCATGTTCTCTTAGCTTCATTAACACATAACCTTCTTGTGAAATTGGAGCAGTTGCTACTTCCTCCGGTAAATTAATGACGGTATAAATTCTACCAATCCAATCTACTCTAAAGCCTTTTTCATTTAAAGCTTCTTCCTCAGATTTAGCAATCTTTCTTATTTTTCGCCAAATATTGAGTTCTTTATAAAGTTTACTTATGTACATAATTTGTTTGTTTATTATCTATTTAGACTTCAGCAAATAGTTTCATCCCTTCGAGCTGTTTTTTAACTATTTTCCTCCCTCTGAATATTCTATTCTTAACTGTTTGTAGATTTATTCCTTTTTCAAACTCTAACATTATTTCTAAAATATCAGAATAAGATTTATGATTAAGAAACCGTTCTACCATATATCTTTTATACATAGGAGGTAATGCATTAATTGCCTCATGTGTTAATCTTACTTGTTCATCTAATACATTCTGTTCATCTTCCCAGTCAGTTTCAGTTTTAGGTAAATGTAACCCATCTTTCATTGATGGTAATGAAGATTCCATTGGTGGCTCTACACCTGCATCAGTGAAAACATTCATACTAATTTTCTTATTTCTAAATCTAATCCAACCTATACATTCATTATATGCAATGCGATATGCCCATGTTGTAATTTGGTAATCCTCGTTGTATTGATCAATTTTAAGATATACTGTGGTTAATGTAGTTGATGCAATATCATCAGCAATAATAGGATCCTTTACAATGTTATTAATATATGACCATAATCCTGGTCTCATTTTATGATAAAGTTCATTGTAAGTTTTTTCGGATCTTGTCTTTTTAAACTCTAATGCTAATTCCTTATAGGTCTTTTTAGTTTTTCTCATTTATAAAATCTTTAATAGTTGAAAATTTAATTGGTGCATAACCCCAAAAATCTGTACATACATTAATTCTATTCATTGCAGATAAATCTGTTTTATGAGAGAATACAGTATGACCATGAAAATGAATAGTACCTGAATCTTTACCATCCCATACCTCTAATGGGTAATGGCAAATCACAGAATCAAATTGTGGTAATTCTAAAATTTGATCTTCTAAAATTGAAATATTATCAAATTCATGTTGAACATCTAAAAAAGCCTCATCAGCACTACCTATCATAAAATAGATTTGACCGTTGAGTTTCTTTAGAACTTGCCTAGCAGTTTGTGGATCCCACGCAAAATTACCTAAATGAAATACTATATCATTCTTCTTTACCTTTTTGTTCCAATTTTTTATCAATTGAGAATTCATATCATCAATATCTTTAAATTGTAAACGATTTGCGATTTGTAAAATCTGCGGTCTACCAAACCAGGTATCAGATGTTATAAAAAAATCATTAGGAATTTCTAAATCTTTAAGCATATGTTTTTATTTACAGATTAACTGTTATAATACAAATATAATACAAATAATTGGGAACTGAAAATTAATTAAGAACTTTTTTCTTTTAAAGTATCTTTTCTTTACCATCTATAACGTCTTGATAGTTAACACTACATTTAGATCTTTTAATTTGATCCTCATTTTCTTTAAGATTAATTTTATAAATAGGCTTAATGTATTCTTCATTTAGATAAGTCTTAAATTCTTGTGGTAATTTTTCCTTGTAAAAATCTTCATATACTTTAACATATACTCTTGCCATTTTATCTGCTGCCATACCAGATGCTGAGTTAATTTCGGCAACCCAACAATCTCCACTCTTATCAATCATTAAATCAATTGACCAAAGCCCAAGTTTTAATTTCTCTCTAACTTTTTTACAGATGTCATTTACTTTATCCATAAAATCTAATTTACTCATATCTTGATCTACATAAGTAAATTCAGTTTGTTCATCGGCTTCTTTATCTTTAATTTCATTTTCATTTAATGATACTCTCTCATGAACTAATACAGGATCTTCATTCATTAGTAAAACTCTAAATTCTCTATCTAAGTCTTTTGCCTCAGAATAGTTTTCAAATTTACCTTTACTTTTTTCTAAGTCTTCATAAGTATCAAAAATCTCAATACCTAAACCAGAATGACCATCATCAGGTTTTGCAATAACAGGAAATTCTAAATCTTTTGCATCTTCCTTTTTATAAACTGCCTTTGGAATAAAATCAGCATCCTCAAACATTTTATAAAAATCACTTTTATTACCGCTGACTTTCATTGCTTCTGGTAAATTATACATAACATCCTCTGATATATTGTATCTCTTTAAAAAATCTAACCCTTCCTTTGAATTACCGCCATAATAAATAAGAGGTAATTTTGGATCAACGTCAAGTTCTTTTTTATAATCACCCTTTGCATAAAATGAATTAAATAGTTCATCTAAACATACATCGTTTATTTTACCGTAAATTCTTTTATTGTTTTTGCCAGTGAGACCTTCTAACTTTTCTCCTGCTAATATGAAATTAACCTTCTTAAGATACTCTTTATTATCAACTGATTCTTTTAATAAATCTTCTCTACCTAATTGCTTATAAACTTCTTTTCTGGTTTTCTCCATTTTTTCAGCATACTTAGGATCATCATTACGGTTAAATACAATTTGCTGTGTAAGAGAACCGCTAATCTTTTTAAGATCCTTCTTTCTGGTTTTAATTAACCATGCCGCCAAATCTTTAATTGATAAATCTCTAAATCTTCCATTTGCATCAGGTGCATCAGAGTGATGAAAGTCAGGAGCCCCTTTAGGCTTTTTCTCATTTAAGAATTGTTCAAATAATTTTAGATACTTCAAAACAAAATTTAATTTGTTTATATATTCCTAAAGATTGCATCAGATATCCATTGGTGTAAAAGATCATCATGACGTTGAGGTTCAAATTTAGAATCACCTTTAAATACAACATCATTACTCTGGATCATTTCATCTTCTAATTGTTTTAAACCATCTAATGCTTTACCATTTGGATCAATTAAAAACTCTCTCATTTCTGGATATGACTGAGGATTAAATGATTTCATTAACATTTCACCTACAAGATCAAAGTGTCTTTCATATAAATGTAATGAATGTGCAACGTGAGTGTATGTACCTAATTCTAATTCAGGATAGTATTTACGGAGATGCTCTAACATTTGTATTTGTAATAAACAAAAGAATGCAACATCAGTAGGAGTACCTAAGATAAGATCATTAGATCTCATATCTACAGTAAAGTTTAATCTATTATCTCTTATTTGGAATATACCATTAAGGGTGCATACAAAATCTTTATTACCATACCATTGATGTGAAGGTTTATTAAAATGTAAAATTGCCTGCCTTGAATCCTTATCTTGGATTAAAGAATCTAACGCCCAGCGATATTGATTTCTACCGTCTTCTAATTGCTCAGTAAAGATAAGATTGCCATAAGCAGAATTTACTGAACCGTCTTTATTTTTAATTTGATCCCAGAATTTTGCATACGGTGTAATAAAGTCAGCATCATTACGACCTGTGAAATACCAGACTAACTCTGCTGCAATATATTTAAATTGACTACTCCTACGATCATTTTCATAAAGACAAAATGTAGGATCTTCTACAACAATAGCTGCATCAGTCATTTCAAATATCTTCATACCTCTTGGTGAAGATACATAATTAGGGTTGTGTATTGCACTACCTAGCGCATAATTATATGCCTCGGCAAACGTCTCTCCTTTAAATACTCTCATTTCTTTTTATTTCTAATATTCTTTAATGCTATTTCTAATCGGTCAGCAAATTCCATATAAGTATATTTACCGCCTTTGTTTAACAGTTTTCTACTTTCTGTAAGTACCTCATCTCTTATACCTTCTGCATGTGCTTCGTATAATAAATCCTCTGCTTTACACATTATTCAAAAAGGTTTAATTGTTCAGCTTCACCCATAACAGAATTTTTATGCATTAAAAAATCTATAATGATATGGGATACTTCCTCAGCACTCATTGTACCAATATTAATTAAAAGTTTATTTTTAATCTTACTTAAACGATGAGCTCTATTAAAACCGTCTATTTCAGCTTTAACTTCTTCCTCATTACCATAAAATGATTTACCGTCATCTCTCTTTAAAATAGTATGAGGATCATTAGTTAAAGTAATAAGATATAATTTAGATCTTAATTTCTCTGCATATTTCTTTTCAATATCAAATATGTAATCACCAGAGTAACCTCTATAAAGTGGGGAATAAACTGATTCACCTAAATGAGATCTATTAAAAATCATATTAATATTATCCTCATTATTATTTAACATCATTTTAAACATATCATCATACATTTGTGTAGAATATTTTACATGTTTTTCTACATCATCTTTAAAAGGTAATGAAGAATAATGAAGTTTATGAAAAACTAAGTTATGTAATTTTTCAATAATAAGATTTTGTTGAGTGTCCTTACCTGTGTTATCAGTACCCTCTATGATAATAAATTTACTCATTTTATTTTTATATTGTTAAAAGTTAGAATTGTTTATCTCTATATCGAAGTCAGTAAAGTTTTCAAAATCAAGATTATCTGCTTCCATCCTACGGTCAATAGAATCACCTGGCATTTCCCTATCCTCTAATCTTTTTCTTCTGATTTCTTCTGATACATTAAGATATATGATAGTGCATTCTTTTCTATCAACTGGATCTATATGACTTATACCTTTAGGTGTCATAATAAAAAGATTGCAGCTTGTAGTAAATTGTCTTTGACTAGTACCATAATACCACCCATTGAATTCAATCCATTCATACCAATAGCCTTGATTGATTTTTCTTTTAAACATATCATCAGTTAAAAAGAAATAATCTTTACCGTCTATTTCACCTTCTCTAGGCGGTCGAGTAGTATAAGAAATTCCATACTGAAAACCTCGACCGCTAAGGATCTTTCTCATATGATCTTTTCCAGCAGCAGCCTTCCCTACTAAAATAACTTTATTCATTTATACCTTCCGATTTAGTTTCGTTAACTTCGAAGGTATCTTTTAGTCTTTCTAAACAATCCTCGGCTTCAGCCAATGATTTTGTCTGTTCAACCATTTCATCAATGATTTGTGGATGCTCTCCAATTCCTACTGGGTTAGTTAAATATACAGTAAGAGTTGCAATTGCCTTTTGTCTCTGTGCTTCAAACTGAGCCTTAAGGGCTTCATAAAGTGCGTTAGTATTTGTTGCCATAATTTAGTTTATTAAAAGTTGAGTGTGGTCGTAATTATTTTTAATTTGTTCGTTAAAGAATTTTCCTTGAGATTCAGCTTTACATAAGTTATCATAAACTTCTGGTTCTACATTATTGTATTCATAAAGAGCACCTGAATTAAATTCAATCTTAAGTGACTTGTTAGGAAAATTGTAAATGACTCTGTTTATCATTGAAGAGTCTACTGTTGAGTTTGATTCAATCATCATTTTTATCTATTTTTGTAATATTATAAAGTTCCTTTGCCTGTTTTATAGGTAATTGTTTAGTTTGAGCAATCCATTTCCACGCAAGTTCTTCTGTATCGGTTTGGCAACCTGACACATAAGTACCGTTCTTAGTCTCAAATTTAAATTTAGCCATAATATTGTTTATTTTTATATTGCTTTTTCTTAAAAGGTTTACTTAATTGCCTTCTTTAATATTTCCAAATCAGAAAGGTACATATCTTTAGGATCAGTACCTTCTATGATTTTCTTTTCAGCTTTCTTATCAGCTTCTTGTTTTAATAACTCATCAAACCTTTCTTTCGTTAAAGAATAGATAGGCATATTTAAAAGGTAATTATATGAACCGTCAACCTTATCAAATTTATTTGCTTCTAAATAAATTATAATAGATTTCTTAGGTGCATTGTTTACTGTTAGTTTTCCATCAATGATATCTTTTATAAATCTTGCCTTATTTGAAATGATAAGTAATTCTCTCTCAAGCTTTGCAATAAGATAAGCCTTTCTTTTATCATACCATGTTAATCGGACTTCTACAAAATGTTTAACAATTTCTTCTACTTTATTAAAAATCTTAAGTTCACCGTTTTCATCAATCGTTGTAAGGTTTTCAGTTTCTTGTGTATTAATTTTTAATAAAGCTTCAAGTTTATTTCTGCTAATGTAATCTTTGAGCACCGCTCTTTGAAACCTAAGTACATATTCTACTTTACCTGATGAATTATCCTCATAACCTGAAATGATTCTTTTTTCAGTTAGGTTATTTAGATGCTCTTCATATCTTTCATAAGTAAAACCTGGAGGTATTTCATTTACTTTAACTGTTGTGGTGTTTAGCACCTCATATAGCCCACTTATCTTCCATGTTTTAGGATTAACCGTATCTCTAGTAAAAGTGCCGCTAAACTCCTTTAACCACGGTGCTAATACTGGCATTCTCTTACCTTTAAGAACAGAGATACATGCATTAACAACATCTTTAGGATTTCTATTTAAAATATTTGTAGCAAAACCTACTGCAATACCGGAAGATCCGTTTAAGATTACTGTAGGTATGATAGGTAAGAAAAACTCAGGTTCAATTTTTTCCCCTTCTTCAATTTTATTTTCTAATAATTCAAAATCTTTATAAAGAAGTCTAAAGTTAGGATGTAACTTTCCACTGATATATCTAGGTGCACCAGCAGATGGAGATCTTAACGATCCAAATTGACCTATACCATCTAAAAGAGGTAATGAATTTTTAAACCCTTGTGCCATACCAACCATTGCAGATTCCAATGAAGTATTACCGTGATGGTAATATGCCTCAGCTGCTACACGACCAGCAAGTTGAAAAAGTTTCATTGGTTTTTCATTTCCACTTTTCCATATTTTATTAGCAATGTATACTACCTTTCTTTGTGTAGGTTTTAATCCGTCTATGCAACTAGGTATAGCTCTATTCTCTACAACATATTTTGCGTACTCAAGATATTCCTTATCAAAAAAATCTGTTACTGTTCTTTTACTCATATTTTAAAATAATGATTTATCACTTACTTTATAAATAAGATCCTCTCCTAAAATCTTTTTCTTTCTTGGTTCTGAATCTTTAGAGAACCATGTATCTAACGTATTATCAAAATCCTTATCTTTAGTCAATGTAAAGGTTCTAGGATTACTTATTATTTCTTGGTACTCTTCATTCTCTAATGCAGCAAGACCTTTCTTATATTCAATATTCCAAGATGATAATGATCTTTGTTTAGATTCCCATTCTTTATAATCTTCATCGGAGTAAAAACTTAATGTATCTTTACCTTTCTTAGCAACCATAAGAGGAGTTTCTACCTTTAGCACCCTACCCTGTTCAAATAACTCTGGCCAATATTTACCTAAGAAATTAATTAGCAAAGCAGATATAGAATTACCATCTACATCGGCATCAGTATACAATAATATTTTACCGTATCTTAAATCTTTAGGTTCATGACCTATCTTTAAACCTAATGCCGCCATAAGAGATTGTACTTCTTTATTTTGTACAACCTTAGAAGGAATAGATTCTCTTACATTTACAAATTTACCTCTAAGTGGAAATGCACCTTGCATATTAGGATTTCTATATTGCCTAAATGCAGAGGATGCAGAATCACCTTCAAAGATTGCAAGAGTACAGTTACTTCGATCACCTCTCTTTTTTGCATCAATTAGTTTTACAACCTTTTTCTTATCTAAACCTTTATTTAATTTCCTAAGCTTAGATCTTTCTTCAGCAGCTTTCTTTTGTTTAATCCAATCTAAAACTGATTGAATTATTTCTGAATTTAAAACTTGTCTTAATGTCTTATCGGAAAGTACATGAATACTACCAAAGTCTTTAGGTTCAGTAATAAGCTTCTCTTTAGTTTGAGATGAGAATGCAGGATTAATGATTGTACAATTAATAAAAAGATATAGATGATTTTTTAACTCGGAAGGTTTTACATCAACTCTATGCTTTCTTTTAATCTTATCTCTAAGGAATTGGGTAATCTGCCATGTAATGTTGTCTACATGTTTACCACCATCTTTCGTTTCAACAGAATTTACAAATGAGATAGCTTTAAACCCTGATGTAGAATGACCTATACCTATTTGCCAATTTTCTGATTGTTCATAGAATACTGGTGTGGTATACAATTCAGAATATTCCTTAAAGGATTTAAATGTAATAGGATCTCCGTTTAGCCAGATTTTTAATTTAGGATTACATGCAGCAATATCATAAAGCCTTTTTTCAATCATTTGAATTGAAGCTTTATCAATCTTACTCATACCAAATCTTTTAAAATCGGCAATGTATGAAATTTCAGTAAAGCCTTTCTTTTGTGGTTTTATGGCAGGTTTAGTTTTCTTTGCCATATTATTTGAAAAGGTTTGAGTAAATCTTTTCTTCTTATCACAAGTATCAATTGTAAATTCTTTACTAAATATATTTGTTAATGTACTACCTACACCATTAGTTCCTACGACAGTTCTCTCCTCGGTATCATCAAAATTACTACCTGTCTTTAAATTACTAAAAATCATTTCAGGCACCCATTCATTATACTTTTTATGAATTTCTACAGGAATACCACCGTTATCCCAAATTGATATTTTATTTGTATTAATATCAATATTAACTTTTACTTGATTAAGTTTAGGATTTCTTTTATGTTCATCAACTGAGTTAGATACAATCTCATCAAAGAGTTTTAAGAATCCTGGGTTATAGGTAATTTCTTTAGGTACCAATTTCCAACTTCTTCTATCTAAAAGATAAACTTCTTCTGTGTGTGGCTTAACAGAACCAATGTACATACCTGGTCTAAGTAATACATGTTCTGTATCTGTAAGTTTCTGATATTTCTTTTCAATGCTTACTGCCATTCTTTAGATTTATTTTTATATTGATAAATTCTCAAAGGTTTAATTACCTACCAAATTCACTTCTCAAAACTGAATTAAGATACTCACGGTAAATATTCATAATTACTGTATTGTTATTACTTACCCATTTATTATGAAAATTATTTATAAGCTGCTTAAGTGCTGGGTAATGTAAATTTTTATTATCTTCATGAGTTATAACTTGCTCTACCCATTTCATTTCATCTCTAATAAAAGATAGAGGAACTTTAGTGTCCATCCAATGCCATTCTTTTTTTATCATCTATTAAATATTTTATCTAAGATTGCTAATTTAATTTTATCTAATTTTGAAAAAGATTTAGGCATCCATAATTCTCTATCGTTTAGTTTATCATAAACTTTATAGAGAGGCCTATTTAAATAAAATAAATCTATATGATCTATGTGAAATTTCTTAACCGTTGTTTTATTAGGTAATCTAAAATAAAAAGCCAAAAGAGAATGATCATAGAAATTAGCCTTAAAATTTAAAAATCTGAAACCCCAAGACTCATGGTTATTGTGTAGGTCTATCTGGAGTAAATCAAAACTATAATTCCATTTATGAGTCCACCAACTTATTTTTTCTAATATACTATTCATCATCTTTACCTTTATGTTTTTTCTTTCTCCTATATTTTTTCTTATTTCTTACAGGTGTAGGTACACGAAGAGCATCATTCCATTCTTGTAAAGTTAATTTAACTTCTTTTAGTTTTTTGCCTTCGTTATCTTTTTCCATAATTTATTTAATCCACTCTTGGAATCCATGATTATAGGCATCAATTGGATCCATCTCTGGGGATTCATCCAAAAGCTTTTCAGCATACTGCTTTACCTCAGCTCTTAAGCCATAGGCCGATGCTTCTGTTAGAATTTCTTCAATGTGTTCTTCTTCCGTTATCATACGGTATGGTGTCGGTTCTTTCATATTATTTATGTAATGTTACAAATTCTCCGAAGTGTTTATCGAAAACTTCTAACAGGTTATCGTAATCCCCACCCATCATTTCTGCTGTGAGTTCTCCTCTTTCATCAGGTTGATAGTGAAGTTGCTTTGCTAATTTTTGAGCCAGACCAATTAATGAAAATGCATTACCATCTGGGCCGCTTAAGTCAACGTGGATCATTTCGGATCCAGGCATTGGTTTTGTTGTTATTGCCATTATCTACTTTTTAAAGATTCAATTTTTTCTGTTCCGGTATTAATCATTCTAAATACTTGGTTCCACTTACCTTCATCAGCGATCCACTCAATATCATGTGGTTTATGTTTCATTTGCCAGTTAGATAAAGCAAATCCACCACCTGACATTTTAAAATCACCTTCTGAATTTTTCTTAAACTTAAGGTAATGTACGTTATCACACATACAACTTACCGTTTTAATAATTACCTCTCTTGCATCTTTCTTTACTGTTAGCCTTGGAGGATTTTGTAGTAGTTCTTGATATTTAGACATATTCCGTGTTATTTAATTATATTATAAATATAATAAAAAAAATTGGGAATTGAAAATAAAATGAGATCTTTTTTCTAAAAGTTATTAACAATTTACAAAACAGGGTTTTCTGCTCTCATTTTCTCTAGGAGTTTTCTAGATATGATTTTTACTTCTTTTGAGAATTCACCTTTATCAATAATCCATTGAATGTATCTTGCATCTGTTTCATAAACTTCTTTAAACGGTTTACCTTTATTTTTACCGAAGTTAAATACAATTTCTCTCTTTCCGTTTATTTCAGCAAACTTATATTTACCGCTAAGGTCTACTTGATCCTTTCTTGATTCATTTACAACATCATCAATTTCTTTTGCTGTAGTTGGCATATCATAAAGTTCTTTTTGCTTTTGAAATATTTCCATTGTTGCACGAATATCAACATCGGCTCTATGAGCTCCTTCTAAATCTTTTCCTGTATATTTTTTATATGCAGTACTTAAATCTCGTCTTTCATATTTTGAATAAATTAAAAAGGGATCTACCACAGCTCTTTGGCGATGTGAGAATGCAATACCACTTCTCATAAATTCCTCTACGAGCATTGGTACATCAAAGTAAAGTGCGTTATAACCACCAAGATCACTATCACCAATAAAGTCTAAAACTTCTTTAGCTATTAAATCAAATTGAGGTGCATCTTTTAATTGCTCTGGTGTAATACCATGTTTATCCTGAGCTTCCTGTCTCATAACTGCATCAGGGCCGGGATTTACTAAAGACTGAAAAGAATCTATTTCATCTCCTTCGGCATTAGTTTTAATCATTGCAATTTCAATAATTCTATCATTACTTGGATTTACTCCTGTGGTTTCCAAGTCAAACCATACAATATTCTTTTCCATAAAAACTATACTATTTCTGTTAACTCTCTGTTAATTTTATATAGCTTAAACTTAAAAAGGTTTTAAGAAATTTAGAAATTAATCTTCTACTACGATTTTAATTGATTGAATAGATGCAGGTAATTGACCCATAGTAGATTGCAGCCTACCCATAGTAGCGTTCATTTTTTGAAGAGTTTTATTCATACCGTCTCCACCTTTCTTCTTATCATCTCCTCCGCCACCACCGAATGCATTACTGATAGCTCCACCAACGGCATCACCAATACTAGAACCTTGGCTACCTAAAATATCTCTTATCTCTTCTACTGCATCAGCTAATTGTGCATATGCTCTTCTATTACTTGATAAATCACCTGCTCCTTTAAATAGATTTGCAAAAGATTCTGCTTTCATGGAATCAATAGAATTTACAGCATTAGAGATTGATTGAATATCTGTTGCAGCCTTTGCTAATGAACCATCTTTTGCATAAGTAGATAATTCTGTTATAAACCCTTGCATATGATCTAAGTCAGTTCGGAACGTAGTGTCTTTATAATACTTAGCAAAAGTATCACCTATAGAAGTAAATATAGATTCAATACCTTGTGCTATTGCTCCAGGGTTTTCTAAATCTGCAAATGATTGTAAACCTGCAGCTATATCAGTCAATGCAGCACCAGCACCATCTACATTTTCAATACCTTTTTGAACTAAGTTTTCATCCCATGAGAAAAGCCAATTACCATCAGTCTCTTCCATTCCTCCAATTTTCATAAAGGCGCTACCTACAAATGATAATGCATTTTTAACTCCAGTAGCAAGTTTACCTTTTTTACTGAAGTCGACCGTTGCAGACATATCTGCAAATGTCTTTAATCCGTTTGCTATATTACTAAGTTCTGAACCGGCTCCTTTTACAGCGTCAATTCCTTTCTCTACAGTGTTTTCATCCCATGAAAATATAAACCACCCATCAGTCTCTTCCATTCCTCCAATCGCACTAAATGCGGTTGATACAAAAGATAGTGAATTACTTACAGCCTTTCCAAGTTTACCACCAGGACTGAAGTCAATGTCTTTTTCCACTAGCTCTTGGAATGTTTTTAACCCTGTTGCAATATTTGTTAATTCTTTACCTGCACCCTGAACTGCATCCACACCTTTTTCTACTAAATTCTCATCCCAACTAAATGGACCCCATCCATCTTGAACTTCCATTCCACCAATTGTAGCAAATGCTTTACTAACAAAACCTAAAGTATCCTTTACAGCTGTAGCTAAATAACCGTCAGATGCAAATGATTCAGAAGTTAATCCATATTCTATTTGTAAATCTAGGAATGATTTTAATCCAGTAGTTATATCAGTTAACGCATTACCTGATCCTCTAACTGCATCAATACCTTTCTCAACTAAGTTCTCATCCCAGCTAAATGGACCCCATCCATCTTGAACTTCCATTCCGCCAATTGTGGCAAATGCTTTACTTAAGAAACCTAATGTATCTGTAATTGCTACATTTAAAAAACCGTCCTCTTCAAAGGCTTTTGCATCTAATTTATATTTCTTTCTAAGATCCAAGAATGCAGCAAGACCATCAACTACAGATGAAAGTGCTTTACCAGAATCCATTACAGAATCAATACCTCTTTCAGTTGCATTAGGGCTAAAGGTATTTCCAAACACTGCACCAAATAAACCACCAGGGCTAGCAGGTTCTCCACCGGCTTGTGCGAATGCTCCACTAACAGATCCTAATGCAACAGCAAGATCTTCTGAATCTTCTTGTGTAAAGTCTATAGCTTTAAATTTAGTAAGACCTTTTGATAATTCTTGTAATGCTAAACCAGCAGCACCATACATTGCAGCGGCGGCAACACCGGCACCACTCTGTACAACTCTACTAAATACATTACCAATATTGGATAAGAAACCTGCCTCAGGATCAACTCCTGAAAATGCAGCTGCAACAGCACCTAATGTAAATGATAAGTCTTCGGCATCTTTTTGAGAATAGTCTACCTTTTTCATTGCAAGTAAACCTGGTGCCAATTCTTGTAATGCTAAACCGGCTGCTGCATATAAAGCAGGGCCTAATAGAGCAGTACCTGCAGTGGCAGCAACCGCTATTCCGGCTAATGCCATTATACCACCTACTGCTACGAGCACCAATGCCTGAACACCAACATCACCAAGAGTCATTCCTTTGGTTGATTCAGCAAAATCTTTATATCCCATAGAAAATACCATCATACCTAATCCGTTTGCCACCAGAGCCAAAGCACCCATTAAAATATTCTTTAATCCAAATTTACCAACTAAGGCAGCAGAAGCGCCAATTGCTAATATTGTAGCACCTTGGATAAGGACATCACCAATACTATTCCCTTTCGTAGCAAAAGATAACGCTAATACACCTAATGCAAAAGGTATTAATGCAACCCCTAAAATAAGAAGACCAAGAGATCCCTTTCTAATTCTTTTAGACATTTTCTTACCACCAATTAAAGCAACGGCACCACCAATTAATAAAAGAGTAGCAACCATTCCTATTAGTACCTGAGGAACTAATAAGATAAACATAGTACTAACTGCAAATAATGCTAACCCTATACCGAAAGATTTTATGGCATCGCCCATTCTATCTAAAGCCTTGGATCCTTTATTAATTCTTTTACTCATTGCTCCTAGTAAAGCCATTGCTCCACCCATTACAACAATTGAAGCTAATAGGAATGGCATAGCAAGCATACCAGGAATAAGTAAAAGTGCAGATAGTGCGAGTGCTTTAGAAAATTTAAGAATAGCGCCGCCCATTAAATCTAAAACTTCAATCCCTTCTTTAGCTTTTTTAGGATCCGAATTTGCTAAAGCCTCAAATGAGTCTTGAACAAACATAGTGAATTTAGTGATGGTCTTTTTAGGTACCAACATCCACAATAACATTCCTGTAGCTGTAGACTTAGCACCAACACCTAAAAGGTTTAAAGTTTCACCTGCAGTGGCAGCAGCTTTCTTATCAGGTTTAGATCTACTAAATAAACTTGAAAGGCCAGTACCACCTTGGGTGTTTTTCTCAATAAGCTGTAATAAAGTAGTTTGAGCTGATAATTGATCTACTATCGCTTGCTCCAAACCACCTCCACCAGATCCAGCAGTTTGCATCTCAATAAGAGCATCTAATTTTGCATTAGTCTGTTCCGCGGATTTCTCTATTTTAGTTAGAGGATCCATTAAATCTTTAAGAGTTACTGCAGCCATTCGGTATATTTATTTAGAACTTAGGCATGCTTATCTTAGGCATAGATGGTGTTTTGAAAGAACTCATCTGTTTGTTCATAGATTTAGACATGCTGTCCGTATTATATTTATCCGCATAGGATTGAGTATTCTGTTTCTCATCATCATTACGTTCTTTAAGTATCTCATTAAACATTTCTAATGTATACTCATACTCATAGTAAGGAAGCAAATCCAGCTCTGATGGCTGGAGATGCAACTTTTCTAACATAAGAACTCTTACTTTATAAAAGTTCAGATGAGATATCTTGAATAATAAAGAGAGCTTTGATCCCGCCGGGAAACGTGAGCGGAACGGCGACCTCCTCACCGCAACTTTCACATGGATATACAAACTGAGGTTTGACTCCAATTTTCGCTTTCTCAACTAATCTGTAGACTATTGAAAATTTACTAGCATCCCATCCTTGAAATGATGTTATTGCCGAAAAGATTTCTTTATCATTAAATCCTCTCCATTCTCTTTGTATATAAGGTAATATCTGTAAGGATGATTTATCCCAAGATTTATTTTCTTCTTCCCGTTTTCTTATCCAATCGGTAATGGCTCTCATAACACCTATAGTAGGAGGTGCAATAGTAAGCTCGCCATGACTTTTCGTAGGAACCGTAAAACATTTGTTTTGATGATCATAGTATTTTTCTATTAATTCATCTTGTTCATTAAATTGAAGATTACCTGTTCTAAGCTCCATTGACTCTTGTGATTTACATGTTCCAGCTTTACATTTCTTTTTTGTAACTGGCATCATCAGTTTATTTTCACCATCTTTAAATGTCAATTCCCTGATAGATAGGATTAGATATATTCTATCCTCTTCTAAAACGTCTCTATAAGATCCCCTTTGGTTACCATACATAATTTTTGTACAGTTCACTAGAAGTGAGTTTAGCTTTTCATCAACATCTAAAATATTTTCTTCATCTAATGTAGAGAACTCTCTAATTTCACCAACTCTTGCGGCTCTAATATGAATTTCAAAATCTTCTCTATAAAATTGACCACCTGATGGAAAGTTTGCTAAATCTAATTTAACATATCCTGTTAATGATTGTATTCTTTGTATTTCAGGATCATCTACTGAAGTTATACCAGATCCTCTTGTAGTATCTACTTTACCTAATTCAGTAATTTTACCTTCATCATTTGTTTTTACTTCAGCTGCAGTATCTACTATACCTTCAGCTGCCTCAAATTCTTTCTTAACGTTGTCTTCGTGACTACTCATAATTATTTAGTTTTTATTAATTGTTTTTCAGGTGCTGTTTCCTTTACAATATGCTCAACTATTAATTGTCTTACATACCTGGATACTGGCAACGGTTTCGTTTTATTTTCCATTGACTTTTGAATAATAATAGTATTTAAATTATCTTCGTCTTCTGGTGTTAAGAGTACTTGTAATTTTTTTGTAAGTCTCTTTTTCTGTGGAATTAATTCCTGTACGCTTTCGTTATATCCATATTTAGGATTATCGGCTTTATAATTTTTAATCCAATATTCTAGCCTTTCCATTATATGGCTTAATGATTCATCAGTATTAAAAGATTCTAAGGTAATCTTTTCAAAAGATCTTGTGCCAAAATCTTTAACTGCTCTTTTAATATATTTTCCTGCTCCTAAATTATTAGGGTTATCATTAACTGAATAACCTACATAAACTTTTCCATCTACTGTGTTTTCTACTTTAAAGATAGTCATATTTTAGATTATATAATTTATAATATATATTAGAGTGAAGATAAAAAAACTGGCCCTAGAGCCAGTTTTCTATAAAAAATATTAAGAGTTTATTATGCTCCTACGTTTTCTTCAACCCAGTGATCACAACGATAAGTCATTGTTAAATCAACTGCGTCTGGAGTTTCATAACTTAATTCATCTACAAAATCAGGTTGACCTGTAGGGAATACATCTTTACAAGTAATCTTTCTAAAAATATCACCTGCTCTGTTGTATTGTACAATGATCATACTTCCTACATAGTCTTTCTTTAATCCCATTTCACCAGTTAATGGATCATAGATTAATTTATACCAATTACGGAATGTATTGTAAATGTAATTTTCGTTAGCTTCATTTAGGTTAAGACTAAAGTTAACAGTCAGATCCATAAATGTTTGACCTGGCATACTTGCAAATGAACGGTCAGCAAATTTGTATTTCTGTCCGATTGCATCTACAGAAGGGTTTAAGTTATTTAAACCTCCAATAGTTTTAACTTGCTCTAAGATTAAACCCGTATCATCCCCTAGTGGTGAAAATACTGTCACCTCAAAAAGGTTAGGCTGAACTGGTTCGTACCTTTGGCTACTGGCCCTTGATTGGGTATAATGTGGTAGTGGCATAGTTTATTTTATTTTTTTTATATATTCTCTTTTAGTTTCTTCTTATTGGAAGTTTCCTGAACTAATAGCTCCTGTTTTCAAAATAGTAGTTCTCTGTACGAGAATTTCCATTCCTCTTACTGGTTCAATGTATGTATCTAAGATACCAACATTTTGATCAATAACTTCTGGTGTGTTATTAGTTTCATCCATTACATTTTTGTAATCATAAACACCATCATCATTTTGAACCGTTGCTAAGAAGTTATCAGCAAGTGTTTTAATTTCCAATCTAGTTTGAGCTGTATTGAATTCAAACAGATAGTTTTTCAGAATTGCTTCTATTCCATCTTGGATATAAATTACAACCTCTCTACAGTTAATGGAACTTAAAGCAGATTTTGTAGTCTGCTGTGCAGTTTTATTTGCAAAGATTGTTGGCCCAGTTCCACTTTGGAATACAATTGGATTCAATCCAAATGGTTCTAAGTATTCTCTGTCTTCTTTTCCAAGATTGATTTCCAATCCTACAACTCCTGTTCCACCTACAACACCTCTACGAACTCCGGCAACTAATGACCACGGTAAAGCGTTTTCATATTTTGCGATAAAGTTATTTGAAACATATGCAGCTGGTACAACATTTATATTTCTACCTAAATCCCTAACAGTAATGAAAGGATAATAGAATGCTCCCCAACTCGCACCTTGTGTTTGAGAAGGTAATGAGTATCTAATAGTAGGATTTAATGCAAGATCACCACCAGTAGAAATAAATCTAGATGATAAACTTCCAGTTAGATCTTTAAATGATGGATTCGGATTATCCTTAAAGTCCTTAGCAGATGGAGCATTTAATATTGCAAAAGCATTCTTTCTAGTAGAAGCCAATATTGTATAGATCGCTTTAGATCCGCTTTCAATACCGTTTCCGAATGTATCTACAATATATCTAAAGTTAATTACATCTCTATCAGTTAATGCCTTAAATAAATTAGTTCCATTTAAAGTACCGTTAAGTATTTCAACTTGTCTATCATTAGTTCCGTTAGGTACATGATTAGAAGTTAATTTAAAACCATCTAATGTAAATACATTTAAGTAATCAACCCATTTATCAATAGGATAGTATAATTCTACTTTAACAATACCTGCAGCGGTTGTTGTTGCAATTTCACTTTGGCAAGTTACTAACAACGCAGTCTTACCTACAGGAATGGTACTAAATTCGGCATTAGTTAATCCACCTTGTACAACATTTATTCTTGTTAACCTTGAATGTGGAGTATTAGCATCACCTTCAAAATGTACTAAGTAATTTCCTACAACCACATCAGCAGCATCAGGATTATCAGATACAATTAATACTTGGTTAGGTTTTAATGTTGGTTCAGTTAATGAATTTGAAATAATATCTATAGAAACATTATTTGCACCTTTTAATGTTTGAATTCCAAATATACCATTAGCATATGCAACACCATCAGAATTTAAGAATATTGAATTTGCACCTAAATTAAATTCGCTATGTGGAGTTACATTATTAAATGCATCCTCTTCATAAGGTGTTACTGCAACGGATGGTAAATAATAATTAGAATCCGATATAGGAATAATTGTTCCAGGTGCCGTTGGGTTAGCAGTATGAATAGCCGGATAGTTAAGAGCATTAAACACTAAGAATGAAGTTTTCTGAGTTCCAAATGAATCTACAAAAACAGCTTCATCGCCATCAGTAAGAGTACCGTTTGAAAATTGGCTATATAGTGCCGAACCGTAACCACCTATAATATTTGAGCTTGCAGTATCATTCACAGGAACCTGATCAGTTACAAAACCAAAATCAGATTCATTAATATATTGATAAGTAATAGACCCTGATACCTCAAAATCAGCAGAAGTAATTCCACCTTCACCTGATAATACTATTGTTACTGTATTACCAACAACTTGTGATGATATTACAGGAACGAAGGAAGCTCCAGATTGTGTTAGGATATAAGTACCTACTGCGGTTGAACTATTTGCAGTGAAAGTAGAAAATGCATCAAATAATGATTCTCCTGTATTACCTTGAACTTGTATCTGAACATCACCTGAAGTTAAATCAACTACATTAACTAATTCTGCGGTTTGTGTTACTGAGGTTGCGGCAGTACCTGCACCTGCATAACTTAAATCGGATACTATAGATCCACTGTATGATAAAAATCTAACATCATCTTGGATTGCAGTAGCTTGTGTATATTCAAGGTTATGTCCTATCAAATCAATACCACCAGCAACACCGTCAATTAAAGTATCACCATCAAATAAATCTTCATTCACAGCGACAAATAAACCAGTAGATGCAGTGTCAGCATTTACAACTTTTTCTACAAAAAGATTATTTCCTAGTAAGTCTGTAAAGTTAGGAATAAGTGATGCAGTGTAAGTTGCAATTACATCAACTTCTGATTCATTAAAGAATTCAGCAATTTTTGTATCACTGTCATCAGAATCAAATAATCTTCTCTTTAATCCTTGTACCTTATCAAAATAAGTTTGGAATATTGGATCTGCAGCAAACCTTTCATAAGGAGTGGCAGTACCAAACTCACCACCGAAGTTTCCATCAATTACAAATATATCTACTAAAAAGTCAGATACTAAACTGTCTTTGTTTAAGAAACCTGGTACATTAGCAGCTCCATACCATTCTTCAACTGTTACGTTAAATCCTGTTGAATTAGCAGCTGATGCCTTTCTTACAATAACCGATAAAGGATTTTGTCCTAAATTTACCATATCTAATATATCATTAGTAGTCGTAGAACTAAAATCTAATTTATTAGCTCCTACGTTATCTAGGAATGCATCTGAATCAGGATAAAAGAATTTATCTCTGTTATAAAATTTTTCATATTCACCTAAGGCACCTTCGTTATCCTGAACTTCAGGAGTTGCTGCTGTGCCAAATTTAATATAGTCTACCTTATCGGCAGCCGTTAAGTTTAATAAGTTAAGTGCAAGAATTGGTCCTCTTTCCAATGCTGCTAAACAGCTTCTGTGGAAAAATGAATCCTTTCTTTCTAAGTTTCTGTCAATATCACCATATACTTGTTTAAAGAATGCGGTGTCAGGTACAAATACCGGGGTATTGAAAGGACCTGTTTTAGAGAAACCGACAATTAACCTTGTCTGATTAGCAGGGATACTAACTACTTGAGATTTATCAAATTCAAATCTGTAAGTTCCTGCTGCTTTAATCGAAGCGATTTTCGGATCTAGTGCCATCTTATATTATTTTTTTTATTTGCTTTTTTTATATATCCAACAACCTGTAACTTTTTATACCAAGTCG